GCCATACTGCCACGGCACCAATCCTCCAACCTCTGCGGATCGTTTCACTGCTTCGCTCATGTCTGGAGGCAACGCGCCAACCAATCCCTGCTCTTCGCGCCGACGCATTTCAGCAATGGTGGCTGGAGCCGATGGCTGCGCCGAACCACGCAAAGCTGAAAGAACGTCGGCTTCTGTCGGCTGCGTATCAGACTCCAGAACAACCCGCTTCTGAACTCCGTTGTCATCAACTGTTACAGCAAAGCGTGGCATATGTTATTGTCCGATGATTTCAGTTGAGATGATCTTGATTCCTCCAGATGAAGGAGCCGGAGCTGATTGCTGTTGTTTACCAAACGGTGTAAACGGCAGATTGTATTTCTCAACAAGTTCGTTGGCCAACTTAACCCGTTCTCTGCTAATTTTGTAATCAGTTTTATACTGATCTATAATGTTGTACAAATTTTCTGCTGCAAACTTAGCAAAGTTATTTGCATCGTTAACAAAGTTTTTGCTCCTGATGTCACCGATTGCTGATTTCAATCGAACTGTTTCAGGCTGTGTAACGGCTTTACCAGACGTTGCAAACGCTTCGCTGTTAAATACCGTATTGAACCTTTGGAGGATTGAATACGCTTCACGTTCCTCATTTGTTGCTGCTGAATTTAATCTTTTTTTCAGCTCCCCAAGCCTTCCGTCAATTATGCCAACGTAGTTTTGAATTTTTCCTTTTCCGTACATTTTATCAAATCTGTTTAATTCATTAATTAATGCAGACGATTGCTGCGCTGTTGAATAATCCCCGCTAATTTCTTTTGCTACATCTCCAGTAGGAAGATCCCATTTGTTTGACATTATTCTATTCTTTACATCATTTTCAGTAAATTTGTCTGGAGTTCCAAACAATTCTTTCCAGTTTTCAAGTGCGCCAACAGCAATGTCTTGGCGCATGCCTTCGGTTTGAGATGGGCGACCTAATCGACGAGCCTCAACATTGGTGCGAGCAGTCTTGATTCGTTGCTCAATTGGAATATTTTTGTCCAACTGATAAACCTCTTCGGAAATTTCCGTGCCAAGGTCTTTGATAATTTTTGCCTCACTCATCTGCTGCCTGATTGCGGGGGCGTTTTTCTGATAAACCTCCTCGTTAATCTGACCTGTCTGAGGATCAAAAACATCGAAGCCCTGATTCTGCATCTCTGTTATGATGTCAGACCTAGTCTTTTCGAACTGTTCACGAGCCTTGATAATTTTCGCTCGCGGAGAATACTGCTGAAGACCTTGATAAGCCCTAGTCGCCTCCTGATTGAACACCTTTGACTTGAAGCGTGGCAGTGCAGGCATTGGAGACTTCAACTCAGGATCGTTGAAATACGTTCCAACATCCTCATTAAACTTCTGAAACGTATCGTACTCAGCAGCCTGATTGGCCTGCTCATCCAATGCTTGAGCATAAGCATTAGACCGAATCTTGTTCTGAAGCTCCATGCCCTGCCGCTGGAGTAGCGACTCCGCCGTCTGCACCTGCAATTGCTCCATCATCCGCTTCTGCGTCTGTGCGCGGTCGTAGAGGCTTGCGCCTAGCTGAATGGCCTGAAGCTGATTCTCAAGACCAACATTTCGGGAAGGTTGTAGATCCATAATGTTTTTGTTGGTTTAGCTTCCAAAACCAGTGCTAGTTGACGAATTCGGATTGTATCCACCGTAAGGCGAGTAACCGCTTGGTGCGCTGTACATGTTTGGTTGGTACGATCCGTACGGATTGTATCCAACATTGCCGCCACCATAACCGCCATAATTTACGGTTATGCCACCACCGCCGCCACCACCTTGTCCACCGCCGCCGCCGCCGCCGCCCATCATGCCGCCCATTCCACTACCAAACGCCATTCCGCCAATGTTCGACAACGAACCACCGATAGCGGCCATCATAGGATCAGGTTGAGCGGCAACTTGAGCAGCGGCCATGTCTCGATTGTACTGGAATTGATTCTCTTGCAGCGAAAGGTTGATGCGCTGAGTCGGCGTAATGAACATGCTGCTCACCGAGAACGGTTGCGCCATTCCAAACGTGCGCTGCTGCTGGATGAAGTTCTGTGCTTGAGCAAGACCCTGATTCTGCCTTGCCTCTGATGCTCTAGCGTAGTTTTGAACAGCTCCAAAAAGCCCCGCTCCAGAACCTCCTCCGACTCCGCGAGATAAGGCTTGAGAAGCCGAGTACCGTTGAATATTGCGAGTTGCTTCAGGAGAGAGTTCGCCTTTTAAAGCCGATCCAATATTGCTGCTCGCCTGAGAAATCAATTGATCGTAACCGGGAATTGCACGACGAAGCTGAGACTCAAGAAGAGTCTGCTCAGCAGCGGTCGTCTTGGTGGCCAATTCGGTGCCACTTTGAAGCGATGCGATATTTTGCTTTATCGCTGCCTCTTGCTCCTTCTCGGTGTTTACCCTCTGAAATTGCGGTACTTTGACCTTTTTACCGGCAGACATTGCCGCTCCACCGATCATCAATGCTGCACCAGCGCCTGCTGCTATGAGTCCCATAAATTAAAAAACCTCCTTCGCAAAACGATTTCCGTTCTCAATCGAGAAGACCTTTTCGGGTTCGTGACGTTGGATGTTCATGGTAATCAGACGTGCAGCTTTCTCCTCGGGAAAAGCTCGCTCGTTATGAAAGCAATGAACCCATATCCGACGCAAAGTATCCACCTTAAAAAGTTCCCCCTCTTCGATTGTCATCACGCTGTTCGACGCGGCCCATTTGTCAGCGTACTCGCGAAGCATCTGAATTGATGGCAGATGAACCTCGTAACCAAAACGCTCGGTGCATTCTTTGGCCGACGATTCCGCGTCCTTCTTGACGTACACCTTGACCGAGTCATGCACGATAGCCTTCGGAAGATATCCGTAGGTCGAGCAATCAGCGACGTACTTGTAACGGTTCCGGTAATCTTCAATCGACTTTTTCCAGTTTGAGTCAGTCGCACCCTGCTCATGTAGGCCAATGCAATCACCCTCCAACGAGAAAAGGACCGACATGAATGCCGATCCGAATCGTGGCAACCCGCAGATTTGAAAGAGTTTACCGTTCATTTTTCATGCACAAAGATGTCCAAGCCGCCGTTCGAGCTAACACAAAGATGGCCGACTCTGAACCGTGAATCATTCCTAGTTCGTTGCAAATCACTGCGCTGTAAAGAGCCGCATTCGGATGAACGTCTTTTCCGACTTCTTTCATCCAGCCATGAAGCTGATTGATGCGGTCGTTCGCCTTCTTGAAGTCCACCTCAATAATCTCACGCACCCGACTCCACGCTGGGTCAATGCTGTCCTTGAAGAACGAGTTCCCGAAACCGGGAATCTTCATGCCAGACAATATGGCCGACTTCAAAGATCGCTCGTCGAATTTCTCGTAAACGAATCGAGCAGGACCAATCGGACCATGAGCATCGCCAAGCGTGAGGATAGCGGAAGCAATTGCGTTGGTTAGCTGCGCGCTACCAAAGAAAGCGTTAACCGCAGCGCCGGAACTAGCGTTCTGATTGTTCCGAGCTGCCATGTCATGTGCGTCAAAGACAGACTGAAGCAACTCCAGTTTCTTTGGAGTCACTTCTTCCAGCGCAAAGTCGATGTTGAGCTTTAGAACCATTGGGAGAATCCACCGCCGTTTAATCCGACGCCGACCATTCGGATCGTTGCGACTGCGTCGCCTAGGTACTGCATGGTCTGCTCTTGCACAGCCTGAACAGCCTTGGCTTCGTAGGCCACTGCTTCCTGAATCAAATCGTTCTCCTCCTTACGAATCGCCATCACCATCAGCTTGATGGCGTCAGGACTCGGCGGAATGAGGTAGTCATTGACGCTCGTCGCGTTGATATGGCGCATCTTCGCCATGACCGTCACCGGCTTATCCTCGTCGTTATTGCAACGGTCCGTCAGGTAACTGCGGCGGTACTGCGGCAAAGTTTCATCAGGGTCGTAAACTGCCAGATCAAGCTCCAGCAAGGTCGTCGCATTGTACTCGTACAACCGGCTTACCGTGTTGGTTGCCTGACGAATGACGCCGGTCAACGATATGAACTTCTTGGTCGATTGAACGTACGGAAGAGCGAGGGTCAGATTCTCGCCGTCGATCCACACGCCGCCAGACAGCGTGCGAATCCATTGCCCGTTCTGATCGACACCTTGCAGGGTGATGGTCTTGCCAACGTCAGAAGCGTCGCCGGGATAGACTCGAATGAAGCTATTCGTCTCGCCGGACATGTCGCGGTAAGAAACGACGGTGCCACGATCCACAAGCTGCTTGCCGACGCACCCGCCATTGTTCTCTCCAAGCAATCCGTATCCGCTTTCTTGAAACTCGAACCATTGATTGCGAACCGTTCCAACGCCGCAGCAATCGGCTACCGACTCGATGGTTTCGATGTGACGCGGCCAAGTGATGCACCCTCCAACCGTGTGGATAGTGAAGCGTCCGTACGCGCCTGCCCACAACCCCTTGTGCAGAAGCCGTCGGCACGCCTGATTGATGTAGTCGTAAACGCGAGGGTCATCGACGCAGACGCCGACTACACGGGCGATTGTCGAGCGAATGTCCTGAACGATTAGCTTCATTTGGTGTAATAGACTCGGATGGTTCGCTTGATGAAGTAAACGCCGTAGAACGGAGGAAGGTTGTTGTGGGCGACAGCGTTCTGGGTATCGTTGCCAGTCTTGTCGGCAGTGGTAGTTCCGATATCACCAGTAGTGATGCTCGGACCAGCTCCGCCGCCTCCAGTACCAGCAGCACCTTGAAGGATCTGTGTGGGGTACGAACCGAGTCCGCTCCACGACTTGTTGACGAGGTAATAATCGTCGTTTGCCGGAGCAATTAACTGAGCAACACCATGAGTGTGTTCGTTGAACGGTGTTTCTGGAACCGTCAGCTTGTGTTGATCTTCGCCAACGATTGATGTCGATGTCGCCTTTCCCTGAACAACAACCGCACCACTCGCAACAAACGCTCCAACGCCAACCGGGAAGCGAGCTTCAAACTCAGTATCAACTTCCCACATCGGGCCAGTTATGCTTGTCGCCGTAGCCGTTCCATCGCCGCCGTCGTACGAAAGAAGATCGTTAGTCGTTCCGACAAAGATGCGACGCTCGTTTGCCGCCGTAACTGGGTTTTTACGAAGCCAGAATCCCTGATCAAAAATCCACCACTGCCCATCCTCATCAAGCCACGGATAAATCCGATTATTGATCGCCGGAAACGTCGGTCCAAAATTGAAGAACGAGTTTCCAATCGTGCTGTTGAAAACGGCTTGCGTGCCTCCGATGATATCGTTGGCCAAGTTCTGGTAGTTCAACGGACAATAACTCACCGGAAGACTTGGAGGTGTAAGCGTGATTAAGGTTAGGTTTGGCATACTATTCCGATGTGTAGGTAAACGGGTTTACGTCGCAAGCATCAAGAGTCTTGCATCCTTCGAAAACAAGGCACTCGCCCACCGCAGGTTCTTGAACGTCGTAAGCGTGAACTCGGATGCTCTTGATGCGGCAATATCCCGTAACTGTCAGGCTCATTTGAACCTCGTACATGTTTCGAGTCGGTGTGCTGATGCTCGAATTGCACGGAATATCCGAAGGAGTCGGCAAGCGCATCTTCGGCCTGTACTGCGGCTGGAAATTGACCAGCGGACAAGCAGGTTGGCACTGCAAAGTTGTCGCGCATTCAGCCCAGTCTGCCCACTCAATCCATCCCGGGTACTGGTCGGGTCGATACTCGACATTGAAAGAAGCGTCTCCGTCCAACGAATCGATGAAGATGTCGCCCGAATCAAGCCGCTTCAGTCCAAACGGAATCTCGAAGTTGTAGGCGCGAGTATGAACCAGCCACTGAATCTCCTTCTTTCCGTCAGCAATGTTGTTGTCGAACTTGTCGCCCTTGCTGATTTCCCAAATCTGAATCGTCCCGTTTTCGCCGCGAGCAATCGAAAAGCATCTGTCGCCGTAAACGCTCTCCGTCTTCAAGACCTGCAACACATCGAGTCCAGTCCAGATTCCAGCCCACGCGGGAGGAAACTTTTTCCGCATCGACGTAATCAGATCGAAATCCAAAACCATCAACGCCTTGTGGATAACACCTTCGGCATTATACCGAGGCTGTGCGGTCATCAGCAACCGATTGTCGAACACAACCGCAGATCCAGACCACAGAAGACTAGTTTGATCGTTCTCAGCGATGTTCAGAATCTCACCGCTGATCGGCGTATTCCCCGGATCAGTGAACGAGCGACGAGCTATGATGAACGAGCGGACGCCATCGACTGCGCGGTAGAACACGTCGCCGTTGACAGTAATGGCCGACCTAGCGCCAAGCGCACCGCTGGTTAGCAAGCTGATAGCCTGAATCGGATAGCTCAGGTTCTTCCATGTATCACGATCAACAGGAGCTTGAACCGAGAAGACGTATCGAGGAGTAAAGACTAGGAGCGGACCTTGACCAAGCGACGTATCTGGATCGCCAGGGACGGCCATTGCAGTGATTCCTCCTGAATCCGACGGAACCGCAAAGTCTCCGCCTTCGTTGAGGAAGGTGTTCTCGGTTTCTTTGAGAACACTCGCTCGCGTGCCATCTCCATAAACAATGTCCGTTGCTCTGAATGAGAATCCATTTGCAAGCGCGTACCAGATACGTCCGTTGACGTAGGCCATTACTCTTCCGCACTTGATTTCGTCGGTGGTTGCGCGGCGCAGGTTTGATCCGTTGAAGATCAGCGGTGCGCTCTGACCATCTTGAATGACGACGAAGTTCTCCGCCTGAACCATCCAGCCATCGAGTATGTTCGATGGGTTCTCAAGATTGGGCGAAGCTGAAAGGTTTTGAACGCTGTTTTGAAGGCAGTCGTAAAGCCACACTTTACCACTGATCAGCATCAGGATGAACGTCGCTCCGTTGTCGCCGATGTATGGGAGCGCACACTGGAACACGCCGGTCAAATTGCTCGAACCATAGCACTCCTCGGAGTATCCGTCAGCCGTGACATTGGTTTGATCGGCAGTGACGAGCGTGCTGTCTGCCGTAATCGACAAGCATACGTCGTAATCTTTCTGGATGAAACCGGGTCGAGGAGAGATGAATCCCTGCCGAAAGCTGGCGTTGACCGCGAAGGCGACCTGATTCTTGTCCACCTCAGACGGCATCACACCAGCGTCAATGCCACCCTCAAAGGTGACAGACCCATCCGTGTACCGCCGTGGTGCGCGTTCGCTCATGGCTTAAGCCTGAATCCGTTGGACAGAGAATGAGGAGC